TAACCTGGGCCTTCCCAGCGAACAACGACATATCAATTGGATTTTTGTTGCCATCTAGGAATTGATACTTGATATACTTAGTCGCACCTTTTGTGATAGTAATATCTATCCGAGCACTATCACATTCCAACCATTCAATGGGCCATGGCATCGGATTACCTTTCGATATAAGTCAGTATAATGACTGATTGGAATTGATGGTAATTATAGAGTGTTTCAGGATCAAACAATTCGCTCAATTCAATACCAGAAAATGATACACCATCGAAACTCTTAAATGCTACTTGATCCATGATCTGATCAATGATTAGTTCTAGTCCAGCAAACTCATCGTAGATTTCTTGGTCCAGATCCAATTTCTTTGTAACGACAATCTGGACCTTATGCCCTTTCGTGAGATGATTTCTATCGCGCAATTCAACAACCTTTGTCAATGGGCAAATATAGACAACAGGATGTTCAACCGTATCTGTTAATGACATATCTGGCATGACAGATTTCTTGACTTCCATATCCTCATTATCATACTCACCATCTGTTACTAAGTCGTAGATGTTTGATACTATCTGTGTCGTTTTCATCTGAATACTCCAACCTGTTTGGTATGGACTCTGACCGCCCTACGATCAGCATCTGTGTACTCGAATTCTCCTACCCCAGGAAGACTCATGATCTCATAAGTCTCTTCATTATATGATATCTTATCACCCTTCCTGGGAGGGAAGTCGATCTCGGCTAATTCTTCTTTGGAGATAATGAAATCCATTACAACGATTTTTTCCAGTATGCCAGTCGGACCTTGGTTCTCAAAGATGGTTCTGGCAGTAGTCGCGGTCATCTTATACTCGATACCCTTGCGCGTATAAACAATGTCTCGGCAGAGGTGCTTCCGTCTTTGTTGTTCGAACCACCCCAACCCAGCCGCGATCATGTCTCTATGTGATTTCTTTCGTGGCGTAATAGTTTTTTGATTAATCTGTGCGCCATTAGAAATCGCAATCATGTTGATTGTAACATTAGATGATCCAAACAACGGAGTATAATCAGACGTCGATCCAGAGGCCTCACCAGACATTTCAATCGTCTTATTAGACTGACCACGCAATCCAATAGACCCAGATCCACTTGCAAGCAGATCAAAGGATCCAACCGATACACCAGACAATCCTACCTTACCAATCGAAGATACGGCAATATCAATTGTCCTGGAAGAGGAGCCTGTGATCCCTGCTGTGGTAGTCTGTCCAGATGCTGAACCGGACATTGCAATCGTCGCACTGGATGATCCACGTAGATCAACAGTACCAGCAGACGAGGCGACTATACTGATAGTCTTACTGGACGATCCTGCTAACGATACTTGTCCGGTAGCGGATCCAGTGGTGCCAATCGTAATAGACGACGATCCAGAGATACCGCCAGAGATAGTCTGTCCAGTAGCTGATCCAGACACTGTAATCGTAGAACTAGATGAACCACGTAAAGAGATTTGTCCTGTTGCCAATCCAGACAATGCAATAGTCTGTGTGGATGATCCCTGGAGAGAAGTCTGGCCGGTTCCGCTTGCGGTGATCCCTATCGTTTTATTAGACGATCCCTGAATTGATACTTGTCCACTAGATGATGCAGTTAAATCAAATGTCTTTGTGGACGATCCGGATATTCCGGTGGTAATAGTTTGACCTGTCGCTGATCCAGTAATATCTATAGTTTTGGATGACGAACCAGACAAATCTATACGTCCTGTAGATGATACGGCAATATCAAATATTTTACTGGACGATCCTGATATGTCGCCACCCCCACTACTCCCAGCCGCCCCAGCAAGTGAAACAATGGTCCTTGTCCTGCGCTTGAGGTAGCGATTGTCCGTCGGTCTGCTTAAAAAGTGTGGGTTCGATTCTGCTAAGGTTCCGCGTGTTCCCCACTTCCATGCCAAATATCCGTCAATTTGCTGACGTTGCCGTTCATTTGCTGCGTACGGCAGCACAATGATTTCGCCTATCTCTCCGTTTAGAAACCAATCTGACAAATAGTTACCTATTATTAGTCTGTTGGTTGTATTGCTTGATGTTGTTGCCGGGACGGTGTATCCAAAAGAAAGTGTGTTTGGTTTCCCACTGTCCCACACCCGCATTCTGTTTGCGTTTCCGGTTTGTGTGCCGTCGAAAATCAGAGTGTTGACAAGGTATTGATTGAACTTCCCGAAAGCCGCCTGCGTACCGCCACCATCGGCGCCATTTCCTATCTGGTAAAAAGTGTCTGTGCTAGCCATTGCAAAAAGAATGTCAACACCAGAACCACCACCAGCGTACGCCAAATAACATCCCTTGTTTCCACCATTCAATCTGCGATTCACAACGCTGAACACTGAAAACGCAGAAACTCCGAGGAATGGCGGAAAGGTGACGCTCTGCGTCATAGACTGGCTAGAGCTATGGGTGAACGCAATTACAGGCAGGCCATTGAGTCCGTTTTGTCGATATGCCGGGCGATTGCCTACTGTCGATTGATATACATGGCGGCCAAAGCCGCTTTTGTCTCGCCACTCGCTGACACCTGACGGCGCAATAACGGTTGACCTGTCGGAAGCATCGAGCCATAGCCCCGGAACGAACGAGCGTACATCCAAAAAACCGCGCTCTGATGGGCACGTCAACATGTTTGGACATTGCGCGGGCATTGTGCTACGCCGTCGCCACGCTGTCGAGAGTGTTCATTAAGCAGCGATAATAGACGCCCTGGCCAGTTCCCACGTTGTCAAGAATGACGCGGACGCGGGCGAAAGTCGAGAGATCGTATGGTCCGAGAGAGTAGATTTCCGCTTGGTCTGTGACTTGTGCTCCGCTATCATGCGCGTTGACGCACGCTTCCTCAAAGTTCACCGTTGTTCCCGACACAGACTTCACACGGACTATTTCATAATTGGCAACGGTGGCTGTGTGACCAAGAAACAGAATATCCCCCGCCGCAATGTTCGTTGCAGACGTAACCACGCACGACGTTGCCGCAGCGGATACGGCACCGTTGAGAGTGGTGTTTGCGATAGATGCGCCAACCGCCATCTGGATCGCGTCAAGTTGCCGCCAGCCCTGATTGTCACTGCCGTGGTAACTTGCTTCGATCCGCACTTTAGGACCGACGGTGTACGCGCTGCCTGTCGATCTTGCCAGCGCGATGCCAAACGATGCCGCGAGTTTATTGGTTACCGTCTGGATCGCTGTGTGGCCTTCCTGGGCGTCTGCCGCAATCGCGGTCGCCCAATCTGTAACGACTGTTGCAATCGTCTTTGTGAGGTTTGTAGTAGCCATTGGTTACCTCGCCATTGATACTTCGTGAAGGGTGACAGGTCGTCCGACATTGATGTCTGACCACGACTGCGGAACCATTCGCAGATTCCAGAGGTGGTCGTACTGCGCTTGCGTCAAGATCCCAGCCGCGATCAGACCAGCACCCATCGCTTGAAACTGCGCCAGCACTTCGGCGTTGGCAATGTCCATCTCGTCGAAGGGTGACACATTTGGCGCAACTGAAGACAAGACGCCAACCGCGAGGGGCACGGCGTCCCCGGTGCCCCTCTGCGCCAAGTACTGCAACTGCGCATAGACACCCCACCGCTGGAGGCAATACAAAACATCGCGGATTTTGATAGGTTTTTCTGCCCAGGTCAGAGTTTCGTCTGCTCGGTTCAGAATCACCATTGCGTCCTGGTCGGGGATGCCGACCAGATCGGGCTGTTGCAATCTGTCGTGGAGCGTTTGCATTGCGCCAGTCCTTTCAGGATTATGCTCCGCCTTGAGTACGTGTCCATCCAGTAATCGTAACATTCTGACCAATACTATTGACAACGTTCGAATCAAGGACAATATCAGTACCAGAAGTACCGACATTACCCTGTTCATGGGTCGTAGTACCACCAGAGTCTTTGATACGATAGTGAGCAATCGTACCAGTAGCAGCAGCAGTCCCAGCCCAAGTTCCGTTCTTAGAGACAGCACCGGCCGACGCAGCAGTCAGCCAATCGGACGGCAATGTAATTTCAGCGATGAGAGTACCACTATCAGCAGCGGCACAGTCAGCAGGTTGAGCTCCTGTACGGAGTTGCAGTTTTGGCGCAGTTCCGACAGTGGTCTCGACTTGACCAATCATATTATTACGAAGAGTAGCAGAAAGTTGAACGGTCATTTGTTAATCCTTATCTCCTGGAGAAAAAAGAACCCCGCAGGCCGACACAACCTACGGGGCGGGAGCCAGTTTCCCCCGAAGGCTAGAAATTATCTGGACAACAGGACTTTCACAACTATATCGGCAGACGCGGCATCAGCAATAGCATAGCCCATCTTCGTATTACCAGAGGAAGTCTTATTGACGTTGTTATTCGCTGCAACGAAATAGACGATATCACCCTTCGAGATTACGAGAGGGGCTTCTTTGGCGACTTCATAGACGCCTTCAATCGAAACTGCACCGATCGCGCCATTTGCGATGGCACGTTCGGCAACACCGACGAGAGCGCCCATGACAACGACTTCGCCGACAGCGATATCAGCACCAGCCGTGTGATCAATTGCAGCACCGTCTTGAACAAAAGTGGCTTCAGCCATGATTTTTCTCCTTGTAAAGAGCCCCCTCCGAAGAGGGGGTTTTTGGTTTTAGTTAGACTAGGCAGCACCCTTAGACTTGATAGCACCTCTGACATCTTGCCATGCCATACCGTAGTCGAAATATCCGCGCATCTGGACACCAAGAGTACTGAAGTCGGCTTCGGCACTTTCGATCACGGGGGTTTCGACACCATTCAGGAAGGCAACATCGATCAGCGGGATCATACTGTTGTTACCAATCAGATACCATGCAGTCGAACTGTAGCCTGTGAATTTACTGTTCGACATGTAAGCGGAGCAAGCAATCGACCACTTACCAGCATGAGGATTAGCGGTTCCAAACTTCGTCGAAGCAGTGGTATCGCGGATCTCAGTGGAATTCATCAATTGCTGAGCCTTGGTCTTCAGAGCCGTCGGGACAAGCAGCAGGTTCGATTGGATACTGAGAGGCATGCCACCGTCGTCAACCATATCGAGGAACAGTTGTTCGGCTTGAGTAAGACTATCAATACCAAGGACCGTACCAGAACCTTCGATATAGTTCTTATTGCCAGTGGTGAACTTGGATGAGTTGTTCAGGAACAGTGCCCAGAAGTCTTCATTCAATTTCATGGCAGCGCCACGACCAATATGCGCAGGAATGGTAGAGAGAACATTCATGTCATCGTTGATAATGTCCTTACGGGTGATGGCGTACATCTTTCCGTAGGTATCAACTTGATTGGTGTATTCGACTTCAGTCGGGGTCTTCGCATGCTTGATTTCACCAGCATTGGTGACGCGTTCAAACTTGAAGTCAGCAGTCATACGCAGATTACTGGTAGGACGGAAGTCAGGATTCGAACTGATGCGAGCAATTTGACGCCAGACTTGTTCAACTTCCATGAAGGAAGCGAGCAGTTTCTTATTAGCGACATTGCCAAAAATCTTGGGCAGCGACAGATCACTGAAAGCAGCGCGGAAGATACCTTCGGGATCACCACGGAAAGAAGAGCGACCACTGTAGCCATTCCGCATAGCAGCGGCGACGATCATTTCCTGGAGAGAAAGGTTTCGGAAGCGCTTCTGGGCAGCTTCAACGACTTTGGGCTCTTCGGTCTTCTCGACCTGTTTGCCGAGACCAACGCTGAAACAAGCAGCGATTTCCATCTGCTTATTGAACGATTCTTTGTCGTCACTATCTTTGGACGTGTGGACGGCGGCTGAACTCTGTGGGCGGGAAGCCCGCAGGACAGCCAATCTGGTGGCCTTGAGATCCCAATTCTTTTCAATCGCTTCAGCAGCGATATCAGGATTGGTACTACCAAACTCAGCCATGATGTCCTTGGACAGATCACTGGCAGCTTGGATTTGGGTCGGTTGAGCGACATGCGCGGGAGTAGTCGCGGGAGGCGCTTTAGCAAGGATGGCAGCCTCTTCGGCATCGAATTGAGCCTTCAACATAGCTTTTCCGGCTTCGGTCAATTTCGAGGCGTCAATCCCCGCCTTGACAAGCCATTTTTCGAATTTATCCATTGTGTTCTCCTCGTGAGAAACGGGTTTTTGACTGGCGGCGATTGCCGAAGTATTATCATCAGCACCGAGTGCCACAAACGACACTTCCTTTAATATACTCCGCCCCACAATAATGCAAGGGCCTTCGATTTCCTGTCCATTGACGGTTTTGGTCACTCCTTGTTCGATAAACGTCCTTTCTAGAGCCTTCGCCCCGATTGACGCTTGCCAAGGGAAACCATTTTCAGCAGACGCGAGAACATCGTTCTTAGCAGATCCAGCGCCACTGAAGACTCCTTCTACTTGGAGAACTTTATTCTTCGTAATCGCAGTAGAATGCCCGACAACCAATGCAGTGTCGTGGTCTTTAAGGATTGGACGAGATTTATCTGTGATTTCCATACCAGACAGATCGACACAGATAGGATCGCCCCAACCGACGTCCATCTTTCCACCTGAGTACGCCAAAATCTTAAATCGCTTAGGACCACCTTCCTTGGCAGCCGCCTCAATCTGAACTGGCTCCATCGTCGCTAGAATCAGATCCGTCTTCTGATTGTTGTTCGCTTTGATCAACATTCTGAGTTCCTTTATCTGTAGATAATGGTATTCCTAATTCCCTTTGGAGAGCGATTTCTGCTGCCCTTTGTTCAAGAGCGACTCTCCAATCTCGGTTTTTCCTGGAGTAGATTTCCTTGAGGGTCGTCTCGCCAGTATTTAGACGAATCTCGTTTGCAGACGCGCCCTTAACTGGGTCAATATCTTCATCACTATCCCAAGACCATTCAATCTCAACATCTTCTGGATTGACATTTGGGATATACCCAGGGATCATCAGCGCCTCTTCTAGCCATTTGAAGAAAAGATCATTTAAGAATGTTTCCTCAAGATCATGACGCTCAATACCCTGGTTCTTTGCATACGACAGGAAGTCCAGTTTTCCAGATGAGTAGTTATAGTCGGCCGAACTTCCATTGGCGATATTCCTGGGCATGCACAATGGGCGAGCAACATCTGTCAGGACTTCCTTCTTGAAATCACCATAGGAAGTAGTCGGTTGCTCTGGCTTTGTCATGTTCAGCTTCCACCCCATCGGTAGGGTGGTGAGCATGTTTCTCTTGATTGGGAGTTCATCACCTGGACCTAGTTCATCCGGACCGTCTTCATTTGCCGTACCATCGCTCTCGAGCATACCTGTGAGCTCGGCACTAATCTCAGCGGCACCAAGGACCGCCTTGGTGTATCGTCTGAGGTTAGCAAACTCAAGGATAGTAGCGGTCAGTTCCGGAACGCCACGAACTTGTCCAGCGCGAAGTTCATCATACCAGTGAAACATGAACTCAGCAGAAATATCGACGTATTCTTGTGTAGGAGTATAGACGCCAGCGTTAGGATGGACCTTCAACATACGATATTTCACAGGATTTCTGTACTTATCGTAGAAAATACCATCAACGTTCTGATATTCTGACGTCTTCAAAGGATCATACTCAGGATCAGTGATCAAATCACTATCAATGACCTGAATATCCAGTTTTACTGGATTTTTTGATCCTCTATTATTGAATTGCATGATAAAAGACTCACCAGAAATGAGTCTTTCTCTTCTGGCGAGGCGCAATTTACGTCCCAAATGGATATTATTTGAGTATTTCTTGAATCGTTTTTGGATCAATTCATCGGTATTTTCGTTCCCAGTTATGACATTTATGGACGGTACAGTCCCGACTACGTCGTTCGTATAGGACTTAACAATGCCAGCACCAGACCCGTTATTGTCCAATTCATACCGAGATTTCTTCTTGATTTCGTCCCGAACTGCCTTACTATTCGCCTGAACAGGGGACAAATTGTCCGCATAAGCCCAGTGATTTCGGTCTTCTCTGTTCTTTTGAGCAGCGTCGTAACGAGCGTTTATACGTTTGGCATACTCATCGGCCTCTTTCCTGGAGGAAGAAGCTGGTCGTTTCTTAAAAAGACCGAAAAATGCCATTAGACCGCTCCAGGTGGAATTAGAGTAGTAAAGCGAAGACCACGATTCGCTTTGTTCATCGCTCGTTTAGTCGCAAGATGTCTTTCGGCAGCGATTAAGTCTTGCAAAGGATGCTGTTCGACAGATCCTTGGTCGCTCGAGACTCTTTTTGGACCAACTGCTGCTTCAGCGATGGCGTCTGTAACTGACTGCATCTGTTCGGTGGTTACTTCGGACATGCCCACAATATACCGCCAAAAAATCCTTTGACAAGTGGCAAAAAATCCGCAAAACCAGCGACAAAAAGTAAGCCAGTCAGAAACCAAAACCAAGGCCCAGGGGGTGCCCAGGGGTAGGGGGTGCCACCCGTTTTTGTTTTTAGGCCAGTCAGAACGCCTTCTGACCTGAAGCCTGCGCCGCAACCCCCCGCAGGTTGCCCATACGGCTTTCCCGCAATTCCTTGATACTCATCCGACGTTTCTTTCTCTGGTTGGGAGCAGCGATACCAACATGATACTTGACAGGATCGTTCTGTTCAAGAGTATGCGGTTCCTCTCCTTCCTGGGGAGAAGTAATCTCGGGTTCTGCTTGGCGCAAGACATGGATCTCTGGGTTAAGTCCAAGCGTAGCAGCAGCGACCGCGCACCCTACCAGACCGTCAAACCAGTGATTGTCGTTACACCCAGGACGCATCTTCCATTCGTCAAGGACACGCCCACGTCCAGCAGTTCTCGTGCGATACTCGGACATAATATGATCTGCGAATAGTTTGTGTCGTGTGTGACTTCTGCCGTACAGAGACAATGACCCATGTTCTGCCATACCGATTGTCAACCTACTCGCAATAAACGATTTCCATGTATTCGTATCGATGATTATATTCTTGATACCCTTCTGCGATGGAGACAGCATCCATCCCATGCCACGACGTCCACCTGGGCGATTCGGCCATTCGCGCATCGGCTTCATACTTGCTGCGATACCTTTTCCGTGAGATGGTATCAAAATCGAGTACGCTTCTGATGCCTTGCAGAATTGATAGACAACTTCCGTTGACTCGTTCCAGTTAGCGTCTATTAGAATTCTATCGATAGACATCGCTGCTTCGCTATCATCGATTCCTTCAATCGGCCATCGTTTCTTAGACAACAGTCCTACTAGACGTGTAAGTCCCGTGTAGAGTTGAGTTTCTAACGATTCGTTTGGCATCATCAACTGAAGAGTATTCTTTTGTTCGCGTAGAGTAAAATACTCGCGACCTTCGTCCGGATAGGTGCCGTAATCCACGACATACCCAGTGAAATCATCAGCCCAAGCGACCACAGTGTACCAAAGACTCTTTTTCTGTACGTCAATGAATGCCGTAATCCGTGTCGATCTCCTGGGGATGGTGCCTCTGGGGATACCGTTGGTCTTTTTGATAATTAACTCAGCAGACAATGCTTCGTCTTCTAGCATGTTGTCGTTCAGTGGCTGATTCTGATATTCTGCAAAGAACGCAGATTCATCATTGAACTTGAGATTCATCGCATGCTGGACAGCAGACGCTTCGTCGTGATTGAACCGTGCTGACCAAGCAGCCTCCGCGCCTTCATCGAGTGCAGCGCGGTTCGATAGATAAAACGCAGTTGCTGGAGCATTCCCCTTCCCAGCCTGCATTCCTTCGAATCTAATCTTACGATACTCTTCCCACAAGAGTTCGTTCTTTGGCATCTTGTTGAGCAGCTTAGTCCTAGTCCCATTAAACTCCGGATGGATTTTAATATCAAGGAATCTATCGGCCAGGTCTCCAATACGAATGACCGTGCATGGCATGACGCATGCAATCTTCTTTCCTGGCCCTGCAAGGCCCATGATTGCACCGCTGATAATCTTTTCTCTGGAGGCAATCTGGGAGATGCTCTTGGCGCTATCGTCGGTCTGTGGGTCGTCCAGAATAACCAGCGACGGACGAACCTTGCGTCCATCAGGTCTAACGTAAGACATACCACGGATACGACCAGTGATACCAGCCACGCGCAGGATAGTTCCTGATCCTACAGCAAATCCATCGTCTGTGATGAAGTTCTGTAGGATAGGATCCTGATCCCAGCCATCGGGCTTAATCGTTGGCAGGATAAGTTCGTTTGCCAACAGTCCAAGATTGGTTCGCTCAAATAGGTACGTCTGTGAACGTGCTCTCGCGTTAATACCTTCCAGGAGTTTGATAGGATAGCAGCATTCTGGATAATCCTCGGCCAATAGGTCTCCTGTCTCAAGGAGCATCTTGATATTATCCAGGTTTTGAGTGGCCGATCCTACTTCGGCACCAATCAGGACAGTGAACTCACGGTGTCCATTGATAGATGCCCACAGAGCAGCGACTTCTGCGATGGTTGTTTTTCCTGAGCCGCGAGGCATGGCCAGCGCATACATCCCACCCTTGACAACCGTCTTCTCCATCTTACTCAATACATTCAAATGATCATTAGACCATTTGAGCGGGAATAGGTCTGGAAAGTACGCTTCACAAAAGAATTGAAAGTCTTTGGAGGCTTGCAATCTCCTGGAGGGGTTGACAATCGCTGGCAGTTCGCCAATGTCGCGATAAGAAGCACCGACACGGCGTAGTCTCGCGCCTTGCTTCTCATTACGTTTGATCATCATGTTGAGTTCATCTGGCTCTTGCATGGGTGATATATTACCACGGGGGTTTGCAAACGCAAGGGCTGAGGCGCGTCGCCATCTCCTGGAAGAAAATGGTATCCAGGAGCTGAATCGTTGTAGTTGGACAAAAAACCGTTTATACGTTTTATCCATTCCAGGGGGGTATATGGGGGGTATCGCATGGCCAGTTTTTTGCCATTGTCGCTCACTCCCTCCCCGGATGTCTCCGGAGCTTCGCTTCGCTACGCTCCTCCGCCACCGGAGTCGTCCGTTCGCTCCGTGTATCAGGATATGACCGCCGCGCTCGGCCGCGCTAGGGCGTGAGCGCTCGCTCGCTCGCGCGATTATGTATTATATTAAGTAATATAATATAATATAATATAATATAATATA